TTGGTGCAGGTATCTAGCTACTTATCTCGTAACACACTACTAGTTATTTCCACAATGATAGGATTCCAACCTATAAGGCGACCAAGTGTTGTTCTTAGTATCTTTAACTAAGCACTTTCGCTAACTCGCAATTTCTATGGCTTTACTTTCTTATAATGTGCTACGAGATAGATAGCTTGTAACATACCTCAAAACTTATCCAATAAGTTTCTTTACATAAGATATGCTACAAGCTACCCACAGAGTAGAGAAAAGAGGGGAACTATGAAAACCCCTTACTTCAGAAAGTTCTACTCCATGAATAGCTTAGAAAAATAGCTACCCACAAGGATAGGAACGATGAATGAATTACATCAAACCTTATGAATAGCTATTACCCACTACTGCTACGGATATGTCGTGTATCAATTTAGCTATAAGTTGATAAACAGTAGTGGATAATAGTTACTAAAGAGTACATAACCCCGTAAACAAAGGGCAATTTACTTTCGTTGTTACGTACTCTAACTAACTACTAATCTTTACGGCAACTCTCACATAGTCTTTTAGCACCATAAGATAATGGTAAGACTATATAGCATGAGCTACACACTTTGTTAGTTTCTTTACCTCTATCAAAGGATATCTTATCCCATTGATTAGGTTGCCAACCTGCATGTTTTACTCCGAGAATACCTGTATCCTTTTCTGGAACGATACCCTCTCTTGATAAACGTGCAAGTCTGGTCATCTTGTTCTCTATATCTTTATCTAAAGACCGACATTCAAAGCACCTCTTGTACTCTATGTCAGTATCTAATCCGAATTTAACACCACATGATACACATTCTCTATCAATGTATTTAACAGGGGCTTCTTGTATAAACTCAGACTGTGTTGTGATAACAGGCAATCTAGTATCCTCATACATAATCTTACCTGTGTCCTCATCTACCCCTACTATAACTTTTTTAGTAGAAGGTACAGTCGGCTTTCTATAACTCTTACTCATACACATTCCTTTATATAGAACTCTATATCTCCCTCAAACAAAGCACCACAGATATAGTCTTTGTATATCTCTAAGTATTGGCTCTCTGTCAAGCTGACACTATATTCTTTATTACACACAGCAGTAAACTGTGCTAATGTATATTTACTCATAACATATCCTTTCATATATACCTTTATAATATATATATTTACTGTCGGTTTCGGCGACATCATCAAGTTAGCAGTCGACAAAAAGTCTGCAAGTTGCCGCTATATAGAGAGAAGATTTGACAACCTCTAAGCATTATGTACTCTATGTACTCTTTATACATATGCTAAGGAGAAATTTTTTTTTTGACTTTCTCTACATTATGTTGCGTACGCATATAAGCCCTGAATATACCAGCGTAGTCTGTGGTTCTCTACATTATAAGGGGTGTAGCGTGGCGTGGCGTAGCGTATATTGTGGCGACACGCTCGTATTCTAGGGTTCTCTACATTATATAGGGGCTAGGGGTGGGTAGGCTGTGGTTGGATACATATTCAGTCGGCTAACGTGTCAACAAAAAAAAGGCTGAAGTGGGAACGAAAAATTCCCACAACAACCAACTAGACCTACTCGTGAAATGAATGCAACATATTGAATTCACACAAGTAAATATCTGAAGTAAGTACAGAAACTACACTAGATACTTTCTGCTCACATTCACACATTATTTAGACCAAGATTTCATCTCAGCCTTAGTCTCTTTAATGCTAGGCACACCATCTAACTTAGCGATTGTATCAGTCCCTAACGCCTTGATAAGAGCCTTAGAGAGCGTACCATCTTGATTGAGCTTATAAGTACCTTTCTTAAGAGCTTGAGGGTTATTAAGCACCAAACTCTTGAACTGCATATAAGCATTGTAATTAGTAAGAGGCTCTTTATGTAATACTTTCCTATTACCAAAACCATCTACAATTTTACAAATGTAGAATGCACTCTTACCATCACGTGATAACTTACCTGACACTCTCTTGATACCCATGTAATCGGTTTCCCCAATGCCATTGATATCATAGTCTTTATCATTATTTTTGTAACCAGCCATAATTTTTTATCCTTTCTTTATAACTAATTTTACAACACCTGCTAGAGCATGCTTGTCAAGTCTTGCTAACCCTTCTCTCTGCGTAGCAGATATACGTGTGTTACAACAATTTACTAGTATGCTAGAAAGCTATGTTGAAATTGAACATGCGAACGCTCTAGTCGGCAAGGTTGCCGATAGTCCAACTTGTTGGATAAGTGGATATTCTAAAGAGCTTGAGCTACATTACTTGCCTGTCGTAAGACTTAAAAGAATGTTTAACGTACTATGTATGGTATTGACTTAAAGCAGTCCATATATCCTACAATAATCTACAAATCCTAACAAAGACGCTAAGAGCCACACATAATATATTATAACCTACAACAACTCTGCACCGTGCGCGTACGGATATGCGTCCAGTCTCAATCTGGGGTGGGGGTGGTATATATACGTAAGTATCTCGGAATATTTTGGTAATTCTTGAGGTATAAAAAAGGGGGAAACTGGTAATTGTTTTAGTAATAAATCACTTGCGTGATTCAAGTTACAGGTTACATTACAGGTTTACCAAACAGGATACACCAGCTTCCCTAGTGTAGTATTTTAACAGATAACTGCTATAAAAGAAAGAATAAAGTCTTTATTTTATTAGCAGTATTGTAGTGGGGTCTGTAGTGCTAGAACGGAATATAGCGGACATATAGGGAAACCTATTGAAAAATTTGAATTTTTTTCTTTTTAAGGTCCTTGGGTACATCTTTTGTGGTAATCCCAGTCCATACTTGACAAGAGTATGCAAGATGCTTTTTGCCGTCCGATAGCTCTTACCTGTAACCTTATAGTCAAAAAAAACTATTTGTTATAACTACCATAACACTATAATAAATTAAAACAAGTTACAATTTACAGGAGGAGATTATGTTTACATTCGATACACAAAATGAAGTAGGGAAAGTAGGGGAAACCTTAGTTAGAAAATACTATGAATCACAAACTAATAAAGAAGGTAAAGCTATATTTATCTGCCGACCAGCTAAGTATGATGAGCAGATGAAAGGGGCAGACCTTTTTGTTATAAACAACGAATTAGGCTATAAGTACATAGAAGTAAAAACAGATACACAATCCCATGAAACAGGGAATGTAGCCCTAGAGTTCCAGATATGTCATCATGACGGAAAACTNTCTATAGGGTGTCAGCTCAAGACCTTTGCAGACTACATGTTTTACTGGCAACACCCAACAAACACAATTTATTACTGGAAACCTGAAGACCTCATACCCTTTATTGTAAACTGGTTGATGGAGGATAAGCACAAGATAGTCCATGCAGATAATAAAAAATTTTTTTCACGGAGTCTGCTTATACCTGTGGGGGAACTGCTCGACACGGGTGTAGTAAAAACAATCGAAGTAGAAGAAGGGATAGTAAACAATGTCTTACAGACCGCTTCCTAGTTATTTAATGTTGCAACCTAGCAAGATAGAAGGTCTAGGTTTATTTACTCTTGAAGACTTAGAAAAGAACCAAGTGCTTGGGGTTACGCATATATCAGACGCTGAGACAACACAATTGTTTCGTACACCACTAGGTGGTTTTATAAATCATAGTGAGAAACCTAATTGTAAGTTATATGAAATAGGTAGGTTTAAATATTTAAGGACAATGTATCAAATACCAATGGGTACTGAATTAACGCTCAAGTATACTATGTATGACCCTACCGAGTCATAGGGCGTATATTACCCCAACGGTCTACACGTACAATAGTTTTTCTCTCTGTATCAGAAATACAAGGTAAACCATCTAGGTGATGTCGGTATTGTTCTTTGCAGACTAAACAAGGTTGATGTCTGTTGTATTTAAAATCTACTTTAGCCATAAGCTGTTCTAAGTTAAGAGCAACTTCTCTAGCTTTTTCTTGAATCTTTTTATCCTGCATGGGTATGTTATGATATCATAATGATAAGAATATGCAACTCTTGTAATTTGCCTCTAAAATTCTTTCGGAAGTTTAAGGCTTGCAAGAACTTAGGTTGCACAGAGTATAATAAAAAATTGAGGAGATANGATGCCGTACAGCAAAAGCGGGAAAAAAACAGCTTACAAAGCNACGAGGAAGAGTAAGAAAGGCATGAAGTAACATGTCTNAAAAAGGTGGAATAAAAAACAGACCTAATATTTTTACAAAAGAAGTTTTGTTAAAAGAATGGGCAATGGATTTATCTGATGCATGTGGAAGCAAAATAATTAACAAAAGTCCTAACATCAGCAAGATAGATACATTAATAGAAAAATTTGTAGATGACTATAATATGAATATGCAAGCAATGATAGAACTTAAAAAAAGTGAGGAAGAGTAATGGCTAAGAAACCAGCAAGAAAACCTATCAATGCAACTACAAAGAAAACTTTACAGAATAAAGCTAGTAAATCAAAATACACATATGGACAGTTAGCTAGAGTCTACAGACGTGGACAAGGTGCTTATTTGTCATCAGGTTCTAAATCTGCATCTATGCAAGCATGGGCTATGGGTAGAGTAAATAGTTTTATTAAAGGTGGACATCCACAAGACAATGATATAAAGAAGAAAAAAAGTGCCAAAAAGAAAAAAAAGTAAACGTAAAGTACCTTACGAAAAAGGTGTACCTTCTAAGTATTTAAAAAATAAAAAGAACTCTAAATCTGAAGTAGCGTCTGAGATTAAAAGAACTGCTAAACTTTATAAGGAAGGTAAACGTATTGACCTTAAGAAAGTACAAAAATCTAGGGCAGTAAGGAAAAAGAAGTAATGGCTATAGTATATAGAGGCGAGAGATTCTCAGGTTACAATAAACCTAAACGTACACCAAAAGCTAGCAAGTCACATGCTGTACTAGCAAAACAAGGTGACAAAGTCAAACTTATTAGATTTGGTCAACAAGGTGTATCTGGTGCAGGTAAAAAAACTGATGCTAAATCTAAAGCTAGAAGAAAGTCTTTTAAAGCAAGACACGCTAAGAACATCAAAAAAGGAAAAATGTCTGCAGCTTACTGGGCTGATAAAGTTAAATGGTAAATGTAGTTTGCATCTCAGAAAGTTGCAACGAAGCATTACCAGAGAACTCTACTAAGTATTGTTCTAATAGATGTTATAAAAGAGAATCACAAAGAGCTTATAGAGCTAAAAAAGATGGTAAAGATTATGAGTTACCTGTTAAAGAATTAAATCAACCTAAGTCAGCAACAGTACGTAGAGGTAGTTTATATAAAAAGTTTATAGATGAAAGCTATGCTTTAGATGTTGTAAACGATAACATAACTTCTAAAGAAGCAGCAGAAGCACTTGGTTGTTCTACTGCACAGATTTCTAGAATGTTAGCTGCATATAGAGAAGATATACAAACACAAGTAGAATCCTCTAACTGGGAAGTATCACAAGATGCTCAACAATCTTTAAAAGACTTTAAAGAGTTTAGAGATAGATACTTCTTAACAGAACTAGGTGTACAGTTTGAGACAGCAGATTTTCACCATAATTGGATTACATCAATTAACAAAGCATTATCTAAAGGTGGACAACAAATGATACTTAGTCCTCCACGTCACGGCAAAACAGAACTGCTTATTCATTTTGTTATATGGCTTATCTGTAGAAATCCAAACATAAGAATCTTATGGGTGGGTGGCAACGAAGACATTGCAAAAAATGCTATATCATCTGTTATGGATACTTTAGATGCTAATGAAAAACTTATAGAAGATTTCTGTGGACCAGGTGGTACATTTAAACCTTCGTCAAGAACTGGTAAATCTTGGTCACAAAATGGATTTACTGTAGCTACTCGAACAGTATCAGGTATAAAGTCACCAACAATGGTTGGTATTGGACGTGGTGGTAAGATTCTATCAAGAGACTGTGATATTATTATTGCTGATGACATTGAAGATTTCTCATCTACAATGCAACCTGCTTCAAGAAGAAACACTAAAAACTGGTGGACTACCACATTAGGTTCTAGAAAAGAGGAACATACAGCAATGGTGGTAATTGGTTCAAGACAACACCCTGATGATTTATATTCTGCTTTATTAGAGAACGAAGCGTGGGAGACAATAGTAGAAGAAGCACATGATTCAATGTGTACTACAGCAGAGTTTGAAGAAAAAGACCATACAGAATGTATGCTATGGGGAGATAAGCGTACNTTTAAATGGCTNATGGATAGAAANCGTGATGCNCAAACAACAGGTGGTTTANNAAGATTTGAAATGGTNTATCTAAATAAAGCACAAGCACAAGGTTTATCTTTATTCAATCCTGAAGTAATAAAGTTATGTTATGACCCGAATTGGGATATAGGACAGATACCAGATGGTGCATACCTAGTTGCAGGATTAGACCCTGCTGCTACAGGTTATCAAGCTGGTTTTCTCTGGGCTGTTGAAGCTACTAACTCAGAAATTAAGTTAACAATGGTAGATATGGAGAATCATCAAGGTGGTGGTCTAGAAGAAGCTAGAGCCTTAATCAAAAAATGGTTTGAACAATACAACTGTTATCACTGGGTTATAGAAGAAAATGGTTTTCAAAAAGCTATTAGGCAAGATGAAAAGACTAGAGAGTACGCAAACCTACACGGTATAAAGTTAGAGGGACACGAAACACATAAGAATAAATGGGATGAGAGATTTGGTGTTACAGCACTAGCTCCTATGTTTCAAGAAAAGAATATTAAACTACCTTTTTCTAGTATTGACGCTCAAACTAAGAGTATTACCTATACCAAACAATTAAGTTATTTTGCTTCAAAAGGCAATAAAAACTCGTATAAAAGTGATATAGTTATGGCAAGTTGGTTTCCCATGAAAGTAATCAGGAACTTGCAGAAGTTAACCTACGCGGAAATAGGTTTAGACTACACTCCTAGTTATGAAGGATATAGTATGCTAGACTTAAACGATATACCATGGAGTTAAATTGACACCAGACCAGATTATAGACAGAGCTACGTTCTTAAAGAAGTCACACGATAATGCTTTAATTGATAGAGCAAGATTCCGTGCAATACTTAATGGTGGTGAAGATGGTATACGACAATTACTAGGTCCAGGAATGGATTCGTTAGACTCCGCAACGTTACCAGCTCCTAACTTAATGTTATCTGCATTAGATAGACTTGCACAAAAAATAGGCAAAGTTCCGTCATTAGATGTTTCTATTACCAATGCTAGAGATTCTCAAAGAAACAAAATCAAAAAAGATAAGTTAGAGAGAATTATTACATCTTACGATAAGATGCAAGGACTTAAAATGCAATTACCACAAGTAGCTAGATGGCTACCTGGTTATGGATTTGCAGTATGGGTTATCACTACTAAAACAGATGGTGAAGGAAATGTCTATCCATATGCAGAACTTAGAAATCCTTACGATTGTTTCCCTGGATATATGGGTAATAACCAATCTCCAGACGAACTAGCCATAATACAGAAAGTACCTATCAAGCAATTGTTGCAAATGTACCCAGAACTTAAAGCATGGTTTGAATCACAAAATGAAGAAGTAAGAGATTCGTACCTTAACATGGGTTCTGATACCTCTTGGGAAAACAATGCTGAAACAGGAGACGTAATACTTGAATACATGAATGTAGAAGGAACTTATGTTTTACATATGGCTTCTAGAAAAATTATAGACTTTGTACCTAACCCACTTAAATCTGGTCCATCTTTCGTTGTAGCTAAAAGATATTCTTTTGACAAGCTACAAGGACAGTTTGACCAAGTAGTAGGTTTGATGTCATCTATGGCTAAGATAAACATTTTGTCTGTTATAGCTATGGAAGACGCAGTCTTTACAGAAACAAACGTTGTTGGAGAAATAGAATCAGGACAATACAGAAAAGGTAGAAACTCAATTAACTATTTGTCACCAGGTTCACAAGTTATAAAACCTGTTACTAACTTACCGTATCAGCTATTTGAAGCTGTAGGTAGATTAGAAAGACAATTACGCGTTGTTGCTGGGTATCCAGTTCAAGACGACTCTATATCACCCAACTCATTTGTAACTGGTAGAGGTCTGGAAGAACTGGAATCTGGCGTTGGTGCTATGGTCACTGAGTACCACACCATAATTGAACATGCTTTACAGGAAGTAGATAGCAAAAGATTAGAATTAGACGAAGCGTTATTTAGTAAAGAAAGAAAACCTATAAGCGGTACATACAAAGGTGCATCATTCTCTGAAGAATATACTCCTGGTACTGACATAAATAAGAATTACACAACACAACGTAAGTTTGGAGCTATGGCTTCATTTGATGCCCCTAATAAAATAATTACTGGGCTACAACTTTTACAAGCAGGAATAATTGACAAGGAAACTTTTCAACAAGAGATGGACGGTTTAGAAAACTTGACTCAAATTAATGAACGCATAGTAAAAGAAAAGACAGAAGATATCTTATATCAGACTTTGTTACAGCAATCTCAATCAGGAGATAAAGCTGCAATGATGGCTGTTGTAGAGATATACAATAATCCAAAAGATATTGGCATTATTCTAGAGAAGTACTTTACAGCACAAGGTGAAGAACCTACTCCTGAAGAACAAGCTGTCTTACAACAACAGGGTGTACCACAACAATCAGGTCCACCAAATTTAGCAGCTTTGTTAGGAGGAGCAATTGGCGGATA